TTTAATGTAATTGCGGATAGTAGCATACAGTTCACCGACGATTACCTGATGCCTGGTATTAGGTGGTGCCATCATATAGATCTGTCCATCAATCAGCTCTGCACGTTCGCCATCCGGAAGAGCGTAGATGTCATCTATTGTATAAATCCGTTCTTTGGGTAATGGCATAATGAAAACTCCTTTCGTTAATCCATTGATGTAATCACATATACACAAACGTTCGACTTGTGTAACTGCTCCGAAGATGATATAATATCTTTGTTAATAGGGGTATCTCTTCGGAGATCCTGATCACCGTCCTTGTGCTGGTAACACAGGGGCGATTTTTTATTTATTATTTTTGTTTTACAAGAGATACAATTGCTAAAATAACATTGACTAAACACCAAGTTGCCCAGATTTTTAAATCAGAGAAACTTCCTGCTAATGTGTATCCGAAGAAAGTAGCAATACCGAATAATACGATAAGAGCAATGTTTCCGCCTTTACTGCCTTTGCGAGTTGCAATAGATACAATGCCTCCAGCAAGAAGCATGATAGCAACGATGATTCCGGCAGATCCGCTTACTTCACCTGTTTCACTTAAAGAATTACTAAGGCCAGCAGCGCATGACTGAAATGCAACCATAAAGAACAATACAATTGATAAGATTCCAGATACTAATTTCCAAGTTTTCATTTTATCCCCTCCGTGTTAAATTAAACATCAATTTCAAAAACAGCTGATTGCTTTTGATTATTGCTGTCGTAATTATAAAAGTTAATTTTGAAACTTCCGGCATTATCAACACCGATGCATGCCTGAGCCTGACAGGAGGCTCCGACAGGCGTTTCTTGTGGATACATTGAGATGTCTCCAGGATATGAATATCCCATTTTTCCAGCGCTGTCAACAATTCCATCGTCCAGACTTATGTACAATCCATTCATGATATCATCGTCATAGCCAAGATTTTCATAAGTATATGTTACAAGATAAACAGCAGCTGGATTTTTATCGCTGTATTCATTGCGATCATCAGTTGTCTCAACAGAGTCAACTGTAATTTTCCACTGTCCCTCTACTACATATGATTCTCCAATTTTATATGTATCTTGGGAAGTAGATTTGGCTCCGGATGAAGCCTCGTCAAGTTGTTTTTGAAGCTCATCTATTGTTTTTTGCATTTCTGAGATTTGAGCTTCGAGTTGTTCAATCTTATCATCTTTTTCATCTGCAAATACAGGTGGTGAAGAAGATAAGACAAGCGTGCCAGCTAATAGGATGGCAAAAATTTTCTTTTTCATCTTTTGATCCTCCTGAATGGAATATTTTATTAAAACGCCAAAGCGAATTAATTCATTAATATATGTGAAAACTTGTATGATAAATCATTTTACTACTATAAAACGTAATAAACAAGTACAATGAAGAGAATGATGAAATATCTTCTTTATAAAGATGTGTAGGCTATTTTGACTATTCAATAGAAATTAGCTTTATCACTGCTAATGGCTCGAAATAAATTATGTAATTATCGATAGATGTACATAATCCGTACTTTGACTTGTAGCAATCAATAGCCTCCTTCAAATATTCTTCCGTAGCATCCAGATATTCAGCCATCTCACAAAGATTCCCACATCCTGCTTCATAAGCACTGATCAGACCGGTAAGTCCAATCTTTAGATTGTACCCATAAAGCCGAGCTCGATACTCCTGCTTTCGGCTTTCTTCCTTATTCTGGTCTAAAATGTTTCCGGAGCTGGTGCGATAATGCCCGATTTCTTCGGCAAGCACACAAGATTTTTCAGCTTGTGTTTCTATATCCTTTCGGATTGCTATGCGACTGCCGCGGATCAGGCCATCATGTTCAGTAAGAGGTTGTTCTTTAACAAGTAACCCTTCTTGATCGGCAGCAGTCAGTAATTGTTCGTAATTCAATTGGGATCACCCCTTTAGCGATTAAAATAAAACGGTTCTCTCTAAGCTGTTTGCTTGTAGTCAACAACTGCAATTTCAGTCAGCATACCTTTAACTTTTTGAATAATTTCTTCAATTCGTTCAAGTGTTTCACCATTTAAGTATTCTTCCCCACATTGAGAACACTTTTCACAAGGAACATTCTTGATAATGATATAGCATCCCTGATAATCAGTCATGTAAGTTGTTGTAGAAGATTCAATATTACCTTTGCAGTAAAAACAAGTCATTATGCATTCTCCTTTCTGGTTTTGAAATCAGATTCCCATTTATCAAAACTGGGGAAATAAGCTGTTATAAGGAACAAATCCGATTCGTGATTTCCGATGACTACATGAAGATATTTATCTTCGATGCTCATCCCCAGAATTAAACAACTGGGGTAAGGATAATCATCTGGATATTGTTCGATGATTTCTCCATTCATAATACAGGCTATTACATCTTTTAAGAATATCCTACGCTGTTCCAGCCTTTTAGCTGCGTGGAGTGTAATACGAATGTTTTTAGGTATACATAGTTTACGCAATTCCAATATATCTAATGCCATATCATTCCTCCCATTTTGAATCATCATTCATAATATCCAAATCATGCTGAACACCTTCGGGTGTTTGCTCAACATCCGTCCGGGCATGAGCTGCAAGAAGATCTTCTTCCATCTGCTGGGCGGAGAGAAGGTTCTTAGAGTAGGCGAGAACCTTTCTCTGGTTATGAGGAGACAACTGATTGCAGATTTCTATGATTTCCTTGCACTGAGCAGAGACGGAAGAGTTCTGAACAGATTCTGCTTTATAGGGAGTTCTTTCCATAGGAACGTCAAAACCCATAAGCCATGCTTCACTTACGTTCAATGCATTTCCTAGAATAAAAAGCTTTTCTTGGTTAGGCTCTGTTTTTCCAGAACAGTATTGACTTATATCTGACTTATTCATTTTTACACTATACTTTTGACAATATGGAACAGTCAGATTAAGAATATCAACCTGCCGAAGTCCGCGCATATTCATTATTGTTTTTAAACGAATTGCAGTGTTTTCTTTCTTCATAATGTTCTCCTTTTCGTAATTGAAATATAACACATATTATGCAAAAGTTCAATAATAAAAACCTAAAAGTTAAAAAAATTGAATTTTATGTTGACAGAAAATGGACGACGTGATATTACACAGATAATTCAAAAGCTTGAACCGGAAAGGAGGTATCAAGTTGGCATTCGATTATAACAAGCTACGAGGAAGAATCGTGAAGATTTTTAACACTCAGTCGAACTTCGCAAGTGCAATGGGATGGTCGGAGCGCATATTGTCACTAAAGATGAATGGAATGTGTTCATGGAAGCAGATAGATATTTGTAAAGCAATACAGTTGTTGAAACTTACTATTGAGGACATTCCGATCGTATGTACTCGGGTAGGTCACTACTCTGTACTTACAGGATAAGAGCATATGAGAGGAGAGTCAACGAAAGTCGTTCGACAAACTGCTTAAATTTGTATAAACAGTAACTCATACATATCATTTCCCATACCATAAAGAAGAGGTGAGGAAGATGTCAGAATTAAAACTGGTAACAAGAAATATCCGTATTAATGGAATTCAGCATAAAGCCAGTGATATGTCAGAAGAAGAAATCAAATGCCTGCTCATCCAGAGACAGGATATAATTCTTCTGAATATGAATTACGAAAGAAAAGCCGCCGGTTAAGGCGGAGAAAGGAGGAACATATTAAGGTTGCGAATCATAGAATAGAAGACCTGGAAAGAAAAGGAGAATGATTATGGAACAGATCACAAACTATGTAAAACCGGAACTCATCGTAGTAGCTATTGCCTTATATTTCGTAGGAATGGCACTCAAACAGGCACAGGCAGTAAAGGATAAGTACATCCCGCTTATCCTTGGCGGAATCAGCATTGCAATCTGCGCGATCTATGTGTTTGCCACCTGCACCTGCGGTACCGGACAGGATATTGCAATGGCAATTTTTACAGCGATTACACAGGGAATACTGATTGCCGGTCTTTCTACATACGTGAACCAGATTGTAAAACAGGCAAATAAAGACGAATAAGGGATGAGAAACCATCCCTTTTCGCTCTATGAAAGGAGACGGACATGGAAATAAGAGGAATTGATGTATCTGCCTGGCAAGGGAAAATTGACTGGAAAACAGTTGCTGATTACGGCATGGGGTTCGCAATCCTGCGGATTACAGAAGCGGGAAACGTGATAGATAGCTACTTTGAGCAGAACTTCTCTGAATGCCGGAAATACAATATCCCGGTTGGGGCATATAAGTATTCCTATGCTATGACAGTTGCAGAGATACAGAGCGAAGCCAAGAAGGTTGTGGAAGTTCTGAACGGGCGAAAACTGCAGTATCCGGTCTGGCTGGATCTGGAATGGAATAATCAGAGAAGCCTTGGAGCTGAACAGATCCACAAATTGGCAGAAGCATTCGAAAAGATTATCACGGCAGCGGGATATAAATTTGGTATTTATTGCAATGTGGATTGGTACCTGAATGTAATTTGTAGCCATCTGAAAAAATACGATTTCTGGATTGCACGTTATCCGGCATCAGATAACGGTACTTTACAGGAACGACTCCGGCCGTACTTTGGTGTGGGCTGGCAGTATTCCAGTAAAGCAAAGATACCTGGCATCAGCGGAACTGTAGATAGAAATATATTTTACAAAGATTATAACGAAGCAAAAGATATAAAAAAGGAAAACACAGTCATGACAAAGAGTGAAGCTATCAACGTAGTTCTGGGAATTGCAGAAGAAGAGATCGGGTACCTGGAAAAGAAAAATAACAGTAAGCTTGACAGCAAGACTGGAAATGCCGGATCAGCAAACTATACAAAATATTGGAGAGATATAAAACCATCCTACCAGGGGCAGCCTTGGTGCGCAGCGTTTATCTCCTGGTGTTTCATGAAAGCTTTTGGTCTGGATAATGCAAAGAAACTCTTAAAACACTGGCCGTATGTATACTGCCCAACCTTAGGCGCCTTATTTGTAAAGAATGCCAATCCAAAAGTTGGAGATGTTGTTATATTTAAACACGGCGATACATTTACCCATACCGGCTTTGTAACAAAAGTAGCCGGAGACAGGTTCTGGACGATTGAGGGAAATACTTCCGGAGCATCCGGTATCGTGGCAAATGGTGGCGGGGTCTGCCAGAAGAGCTATTACAACAGTAATCTTCCGGGGACAAAATTTTGTACACCGGACTATTCAATTGTTTTCTCTGCAGATAAAAATGAAACAGACAAGACAACAAACCCAGAAGGAGGCAGCTACATGTTTAACCCAGAGACAGTAAAAGCAGGAGACAAAAATACATCTGTGCTTCTCTTACAGGAAATATTAAGAGCCAGAGGCTTTAAAGGCAAAAACGGCAAAGCCCTGAAACTTACATGGACAGCAGATGCAAACACGATTTACGCTCTGAAAGCTTATCAGGAATCCAGAAAAGAAGTTCTGGAAGTGGATGGTATTTGCGGATCTGCTACTTGGAAAGATTTAATTGCGATTTAA